ACAAAGGCCGCTGCTCAGGCAGGCTACGCTGCCGGTGATAGCGGGAGAGTGACAGCCAGCAAAGCTTTGCGACTACCGCATGTGCAGGAGTACATGATGAGGAGCGTGAGTGAAGCATTGGGTCTCAACGCTACGACAGCCGCCGCTAAGTTGGTGGCGCTTGCCAGAGGAGCCAAGAGTGAGTACGTGCAGCTTGAGGCGAGCCGAGATATCCTAGACCGGTCTGGCTTCAAGGCTCCTGACAAGCACATGCACCTGCACGCTGGTGAGATCTCTGTGTCCATCGATCTGTCCTAGCGGACATTGTGCGCGACGTTGCCGCGCGAGTTACTTAGTGAGCCTACGCCCGATCGTAGATCGCCAGCGTAGTCTGCTGTCCTTAACACCAGACGAAACGAGTAGAGGGGGTGGGGGTTAAAAACTGATGCTTGCCCCCCTCGAACCCGCCCCATTCTCACATTATTGCCATAAAGGTTCGTTACAAATAGCGCATGGTTAATTGGTTATTCTTATTGTGCTGTGATGCAATCTACTGGCTAGAAGCGGTAAGTGGCATTTCGTATGAGGCGTGGAACTTAATCCTGTTTGTGTTTCTGCAACCAGCACTAATCATTTTATTTTTTGTTCTGTGGGTGCGCGGCCTGATTGTGCGTTGAGGTTTTAGATACTGCACTGCCATATTGCATGCATGTCTAGTGTCATACCCAACGCTGTGAACTTCGATGCATTGCTGACCTCCCTCCCTCAGCATATGAACTTCTATCTTCGCGGCATCCTTAACTCCGCTAATATGTCTTTGTTCCCTGATGCTGAAGCCAGCACCATGACGGAGGATCATGTTAGCGGAGAATTTTTAGAAGCGTTAAGGCTTGCGATAGATACAGCCCATCCTGATTTGAAGGAGGGTGACATTGTAGGCTTTGGGTATAAAGACATCCAAAAAATTCTTGGCGGCGAAAGTATTTTTGCCAAAGAAGATAAGTTTGCAATCGAAACGATTGGCGAGCAGATACGCACATCACTTGGTAACTTTGGCGTTACCATGAAGGATGGGCAGGTACAGATCTTTGATACTTATGATTTCTCTCCTGTTGGTGGCTTTACACAATTTTTAGAAGACATAGGCACTGGTATGTATCCGGCTGCTAGAACTCTTGGCGGCATTCTCATGCCAGAGAACCCTGACGGTTCTTCCAAAGAAGATGCTATGCGTGTTCGCATTAATCTTCCTCAAGAGCCGAATGTCATTGATGTAGACTTTGATGATGAGCCTGACGAGGGCGCAGGGGATTTTGTATTCCGTGGCCCGATGACTAACAGGCGTAAGAAGATATGGGATAACTTTACTGGTATGCTGAGAGATGCAGCCCAACAGTTGAATCCTATTTCAGATGCCAATGCTGGTCAGATTGATGATGTGATCCCTCTTGGGATATCAGGCGAGCAAACCAAAAAGATATATGAACTGTATTCAAAAGAACTGGTTGGCAAAGGGGCTGTGCCAGCAATGGGTTCTGTCTTGACACCTTTAAGTCCTGATACCGACACAAGTTTCTTAGATCAATAGAGTAGGAGTATATTAATGTTTGGCTTGTTTAGTAAGAAAGACCCCAATCGGGATGCCAATAACAAAAAGAACTTAAAAGCTTTACGGCGCAAAGTGGCTAAGGACAATGCTGCTAAAGATGCGCCAAAGAAAGCTGCGCCTAAAAAGGCTGAACCTAAGAAGATTAAGAAAGACGTAACTGTACGTTCTGGCGATACGCTTTCACAGATTGCAAAAAAGTATAGCACATCTGTTCGTCAGATGATGGCTGCTAATCCAGGCATTAAGAACGCTGACAAGATCCGTGTAGGGCAAGTCTTAAAGCTTCCTAAAGAAGTAATCACTGGTTCATCTATTGGCAAAACTAACAACCCATATCAGGGTCAGTCTTCCAAAGAGATTACATCCGGCAAGTCAAAGCGTGAAACTGCAACGCAGCGTTTAAAGCGTAAAGCTGTAACAAAGCGTAGAGGTCGTGCTGATGCCTAAATATAAACTCCATGATGGTTCGATCTATGAAGGCGCAACGATCACTATGCCTGATGGTAGGATCAAGACAGGTGAAACATTAACTGCCGATAGCCAGAGATGTTTCCCCCTTGAGGCTGGTGATGAGATCGTTCGCGCTCGTAAGTCTGATGGCACTTTGAAAGCAGATGACAAAACAACTCCTGACACCAATGAAGCATGGGTTGCTAAGAAGGCTGCAAAGAAGAAGGCTTCTAAGAAGTAATGGCTACCACTCCGGCATGGACACGCAAAGCAGGCAAGAATCCTAAAGGTGGTTTGAACGCCACAGGACGCGCAGGCACAGGCATGAAAGCACCAGTTAAGGCTGGTGATAATCCTCGCCGCGCAAGCTTCTTACAACGCATGGGCGCAGCTAAAGGGCCGGAGCGTGACGAGAAAGGCAGACCTACACGGCTGCTTAAATCATTACAAGTATGGGGTGCGTCTTCTAAAGCAGATGCCGTTAAAAAGGGCAGAGCAATTAGTGCGCGTAATAAAGCAAAGAAGGGAACAGCAAATGCCTAAAGGTATTGGAACGTATGGATCTAAAAAAGGCAGACCACCTAAGAAGCCAGTCAAAAAGAAATGAGCAAGTCCAGAGTAAATGAAGCTGGTAACTACACCAAGCCAACTATGCGTAAGTCTTTATTCAATCGCATTAAGGCTGGCAACAAAGGTGGCGGCTCTGGTCAGTGGTCTGCGCGTAAAGCGCAGATGCTTGCGAAAGCTTATAAATCCAAAGGTGGGGGATATACATCTTGAAGGCTCCACAGAAATCTTTGTTCAAGTGGGGCGAACAGAAGTGGCGCACTAAAAGTGGAAAACCATCTACTCAAGGTTCAAAAGCTACTGGCGAAAGGTATCTACCTTCCGCTGCCATCAAAGCGTTATCATCGCAAGAGTACGCCAAAACCACGGCTGCTAAACGAAAAGGACGTGCGTCTGGCAAGCAGTTCGTCAGCCAGCCTAAAAAGGTACGAGATAAAGTAAGGAAGTATAGAGCATGAGTTTTATGCACACGCTTAAAATAGAAGAGCGAGACATATTGCGTAAGATAGTTCGCAAGGTTCATATGCAGCATTTCCCTAGAGAGTTTAAATCTGATTATGAAACCGACAAGCTTATAGCATCTATTGCTCCTGAGACTGTTGCGTCTTTAATAAAGACAGGCAAGGATATGAGGATTGAGCAACTTTAAGTACAAGCCTGATGGCAACGTACTGAAATCATTTATGAAGTCAGACGTATTCTTTCGCGGCTTGCGCGGCCCTGTTGGGTCAGGCAAGTCTGTTGGTTGCTGCGTTGAGATATTCCGCAGAGCCTTGCAGCAAGAAAAAGCAGAAGATGGCAAGCGTCATTCCAGATGGGCTGTCATCAGGAACACAAACCCGCAGTTAAAAACCACAACCATTAAGACTTGGCTTGATTGGTTTCCCGAAGAACAGTGGGGTAAGTTTACTTGGTCTGTCCCTTTTACGCATCACATTAAAAAGAACGACATAGACCTTGAAGTGATCTTCCTTGCTCTTGATAGACCAGAAGATGTCAAGAAGCTCCTCTCCCTTGAACTGACTGGCATCTGGGTCAACGAGGCAAGGGAGATACCTAAATCCATCATAGACGCTTGTACGATGCGTGTAGGCCGCTTTCCGTCCATGAAAGATGGCGGGGCTACATGGACAGGTGTTATCTGCGATACCAACGCACCAGAGGAGGATCACTGGTGGCCTATCATGTCAGGCGAAGTTCCTGTTCCAGATCACATAGCAAAAGAAGAAGCCAAGATGCTGGTCAAGCCGGACAACTGGCTGTTCTTCACACAACCCGCAGGGATGCTAGAACGCAAGACAGAAGACGGAAGCATCTCCGAATACGTTCCAAACGACACCGCAGAGAACAAACTAAATATGCGGAAGGATTATTATCCGAACATTGTACAAGGCAAGACCAAAAGCTGGATCGATGTCTACGTTATGAACCGCCTCGGAAGTATAAAGGATGGTAAGCCTGTCTATCCTATGTTCGCACCTGACATTCATGTAGCCAGAGAAGAGATACCAGTAGCTAATGGTGTGCCTGTTTATATCGGCATTGACTTTGGATTAACGCCTGCGGCTGTCTTTGGGCAGAAGGTTCGCGGCAGATGGATGTTGCTACAAGAGATTGTGGCATTTGATATGGGCATTGTAAGGTTTGCCGAAGTGTTGCGACAAGACATAGCAACAAGGTATGGCGGCTGCGAGATTATTATCTTTGGTGATCCGGCTGGTGACTTTAGAGCGCAGACAGATGAAACAACACCATTCCAGATAATGCGTGGTGCTGGTTTGTCAGCAAGACCTGCGCCATCTAATGATGTGGCTTTGCGTTTGGAATCCGTGTCTGCGCCACTTAATAGAATGATCGAAGGGCAGTCTGGTTTGTTAATAGACCAACGCTGCCGCACTATCATCAAAGGCTTTGAAGGTGGTTATCAATATAAACGTATGCAGGTATCTGGTGAGCGTTACGCTGACAAGCCAGACAAGAACCACTTCTCTCACATCCATGATGCATTGCAGTATCTTATGCTTGGCTCTGGTGAGGGCAGGCAGATACTTCACAACATGAGTAACGCCCCTAGACCATTTCAAGCCAAGCGTGAGTTTGATGTATTCACTCGCAAGCCCAAGCATAGAAGAGAGGGTCTTTGGTCGCGCATGTAATTTTGTGCGTTGCCATGCATTAATGCAGTCAGTTACACAGAGTTTATAGCTATGAGAGGAATTTAATTATGTG